ATGTCCTCGTACCCTTTTCCGTAAGAGATAGCCCTTATTACTTCCTTTATTGGTTTTGCTTCAAGCTGCTGCTGTGCGCGGATCTCCCTCACGATCACACCTACAGCCGGGAATGTTGCATATTCCCTTGTGTCGTTTTCTGCGAAGTTAAGCACAGCTTTTTGTGCGATTTTAAAGTCGTACTTCTCCAGTATCATGTGCCATGCCGCAGCTTGCATCTTTGCGTTGTTCTTACTGCCGGAGTAAAACGCTCCGAGCATTGACATAATTTTTACGGTCTCGTCTTTTGTCATCAAAAATCTCCCTCCTGTAACATATCGAGAAATGGGTTGCCACTCGATTTATTGTTTTTAGTGCCATATTCGTTTCTGCTCCACGTGCGGACTGCGGCTTGCCAGTCTCGCATTTTGGTCTTTCCTACCAGCCAACCCTTTGATTCATAAAAATCCATAAACGAATGAGCATTTACGTTGTACCCGTGTTCATTTATGTAGTCCTCTACCATTTCAATTGTCGGTGGAATCATATGGCGTATATCTATTACTTTAGTTTTTGATTCATTAGTAATTGATTCTTTAGTATTTAATTGTGTTGGGTTTTCCGATATCGTGTTTTCCGATATCGGATTTTCCGAAAACGTTAAATCCGAATTTTTCATTACAGGCGTTTCAGATATGATGTACTCATATCCAGCAAACTTGCCCTTGTCGTATAACTGCTCTCTGCGGAAGTATCCAGCTTCTTCCAATTCCTTTAGACCGCTTGTAATTGCTGAGTATTTGTCACTTGCAAGTGTTGCCAGCCCTTTGACTGAATATTCCCAACCGTCCGGCAAAGAGAGCATTTGGCACAGCAGCCCTTTCGCTTTGAACGATACTTTGCGATCTTTGAAAATCGCATTATCTATAACCGTAAAGTTGCTTTTCTTTTCTTTCCTTAAAACTGCCATTTCGTCTCCTATAAGTAGCATTTGCCAAGATACTTTCGTATAAAAGCTCGTTGTGCATCCTGCTTCAGAATCCTGTCAAGTTCTCCGCCCTCGTGGTGTACCATGCTGTGATGTTTTCTGCAGAGCGGACACATAAGACCGTATTTTTCTGATAACTTCTTGTCCGGACCGTGCATCACGTGATGTATCTCATCTGCCCTTAAGCCGCATACGTAGCATGACTCCATATCGTCAGTCATTATGCTTGTGTATCCCATAGTGCTTTCATCCTTTCGATCTCGTCAGGTGTCCTGGTATCAATGCCAAGTTCCTTTGCCTCTGACACCGTGCCATCTATCAGCTCGGACATTTGTTTAGTGTCCATCAAATGACTTGGCAGCAGGAGCACAAACCATCGGTACATAGTGCCTTTTCTATCCTCGACAGCATCTGTCGGCCGGTAGTGTTCAGTCTCTTTGCGAAGATATCTGTCATCGTCCTTCATAAGCACATACGTTGGACTGCCTTTTGCATCGAGCCAGTCGGTTCCGTAGTCGATCATGAGCTGATTGTGCGCTTCGTACTTGCTGACTTTCAGGACCTTTGATATCTGCTCACACAGTTGCCAGTGATAATTGTTAGCATTCAGCGATCTTTTGCTTTTTTTCTTTATGGTGATGTCATATTCCTCACCCAGCTTCAGACCGCTGAATAGCTGAACTATCGACCGATTATCTTTCTTGTCAAGGTTCAATGTGATACGTGCCTGTTTGTAAAGCAGCTCCACATTAGGCTCTTCGAGAAATATCATGACTTAACCCCACGGCACATCTTCATTCATGGTGCTGAATCCCTGCGGCAGGTCATTGAATCCGAGCTGTTTATCGCCGTTCTGCGATGCGTTATTCTGCGGTTGATAATTACTACCATTCCGCTGATAACTTCCGTCAGAACGCGAATTATCGCCTCCTGCGCTGCCGAGAAACTCGACTCGGTCAGCCACTACATCTGTCGTATATACAGTCTCACCGTTACGGTCTTTGTAGCTGCCCGTCTGGATGCGTCCGTGTATTGCAACCTGTCTGCCTTTTGCGAGATAGCGGTCGCAGGTTTCAGCCTGTCTTCCCCATACAGTAATGCGTATAAAATCAGCACCTGCGTCTTCTCCCTGTCTCTTCGGCCTGTCGACAGCAAGAGTAAATCTGCAGCAAGCCGTCTGTGTGTTTGGTGTGTATGAAAGCTCTGGATCTGCGCAGAGTCTTCCAATCAGTACAACGCTATTCATCTATTCTGCCTCCTTGCTTTTATATTCGTCTACAGTCCAGTAATCGCCTACCTCATTGCCTTCGACTATCATGCAGTATGTGTTTTCTTCAGATATAGATTTATAAACATCCAGCACTTTGCGTTTCAACAAATGTGGCCTTGCTTTTAATGCATCCTGCTTTTTATATAAAGACTGCGTTTTGTTTTGTATTTTCTTTTCAAGCTCCTTCAATTCTGAAACAAGCACCCTCAATTCCTTTTTTTCACTTTCGATGCTTTTTTCAAACTTTTCAATGCAATACCCATCAATCTCATGAAGTTCTATTGCAGTTGGCTTGCCACAAAACACATATCCGCTTTTTGATCCGATTTTCACATTGCAATCGAGGCCTTTTATTGCTTCATGAAGTGGCTTGCCTATCGTGCTTTTGACATTCATCTATTCTGCCTCCTTTAACATTTCATATTTGCTCTGACCAAGCTGCATGATCGTGTTGTAGTCACCTTTCTTGATGTCCTCGACCTTCTCAATGCCGTACATCTGCTTCAGTTCATCCATAAAGGTTGTAGCACCCATATCGTTGAGTGTGGCGATCATACCTTTTACTTTGCTGACTGCCTTCGGTGCATCTGCTATGGTCGCGTTCGGATCGGGCTCCTCAGATTCTTTTCTACCTTTAGGCTTGTCCCGATTAAGGATCGCGTTAGAAAGTTCCTCTGCGCTGCATATCGATGTATCGATGCCAAGCCCCATAAATCCGAGTGCTCTGCCTACTGCTGATGTTTCGCAGTTCTCGATATACGACTCCTTGTTGATAAAGCCGTTACCTTCTTTTTCGTAGGCGTGCCCGGTTGCGAGGATGTTTCCACCTTCATCAGCTACTGTCGCCTTGATAACCACCACGCCATTTACGTTTGATATGATCTGAGTATCTATCGTGCCGTTAGGATAAAGCATCCTGAACGCCTTTACTCTCTGCGGCACTTCTGCATAATTCTTGCCCTTTATTGGCGTTGTTGTTATGGTCTCGTTCGCTTTTGCGATATCTTCATAAGTTGCCATTAAGATTCCTCCTGTAATCTGTAGATCCCGTATCTTGCTCCGTTCGGAGATACCTCCCATTCAGTTACGATGTTGTAACCCATCTCACGCAGCCTCAGAATTCTCTGCTGCAGGTTCATGATGCTAAGCTCTCTGACTGCCTCCATCGTTGTTATGCCGCCGTGATCTCGCAGATACTGAAGGACCCTGTCCTCTTGTGTCGGCTTCTTCTTTTTGATAGAATGTATCTGCGGAGTTGCTACGGCGCTCCGTTCGTTCGTTTTTGACATCTTGTGGCCTCCTCCACTTCACACAGTTTGAAGCGAATCTGTCTGCCAATCTGGTAATACGGAATATCTCCCCTGTCCTTCATGCGCATGATCGTCTTTGTGCTTACTTCTGCGTGCTGTGCTAACTGTTTTGCTGTTAGTAACATGCCTGACCTCCTTTAGGTTTAACCTAATGGTTTAGTCAAAATAAATATCTTCCGGTCGGCATCCGCATATAATGCAGTATTCCTCAAGCTGATCTGCTCTCGGTTTTCTTCTGCCCAGCTCCCAATCCAGAACTGTGTTGATTGAAAGGTTCATACGCTTTGCAACCTCGTTCTGTGTAAGCTGCGCCTCCGTCCGTGCGGTCTTCATACGGACTCTGCCGCTTCTTCCAATCATTTAACACCTCCTTTCGCTATAGTTCTATTATACAATATTGCTTAATTGTTTTAAAGTTGTTTTTAAAGATATTGCTAAAAAATTATATTATCACTCCGAAGATTGCTTCGATTATGTCTATCAGCACATACAGGAACAGGTATGTTCCGATCGTTGCCGCTGTCAGCTTTGCTCCCGTGTAGTCGATTACCTCGTACTCATCGACTCCTGGTATGAGTGCGCAGCCGCCCCACGTGCCGTGTATCTGTCCTTTATCGTCGATGTGTGTGACGGTGCCCTTCTTGCCGTCGTACTCCGGCTCTCCGTCCATGTACAGTATCCTGATCTTATCGCCTACCTTCATGTCTATACCTCCACAAACCATCTGTCATAGTCCTCTGCTGCGCAGTACCCTGCCAAACTCAGGAAGAATACTTTGCACTCGTTGGCTTCCTTTGCTGTCTCGCAGTGCAGGACCGCTATGTCTTTTCTCATCTCCACATCGATATCAAGTACCCTGTGGAACTTCTGAGCCGCTTCATCTGTCAGCTTGTATGCTCCGCACTTTGCTATCCAGCAGCGCTCATCATAGTCGTCGATCACATCGATGTCGATGTTTTCTGCTATCAGATCCTTGACCTTCATCATATTACTTTGCCTCCTTCGGGTATGTCTGTATTGCCCTCTCCGTTACGGTTCTGCCCTTAAACTTCATCTTGTCGGTCCATTCTGTCTCAGACACCGTCTTGGTGATCAGATAGCGTTCTGCCGGATAGCCATTCTTCACTGCTCTCTCGTTCGCCTTGTCGATGCCCTTCTTCGCCTTGTCCAGCGTTTCCCATGTCTCGGCAAGTCTCCCGCTGCCGATCAGCTGTCTTGCCTCGTATCTTGTTGATGTGTATTTCTGCATCTCGTCCTCCTATGCTGTGTAGATTGAAACGCCGAGTCCTTCATCATCGACATACACATCGGACAGTTCCAGATCCTTGTACCATTCCGGCATTTCGTCTGATTTGTACTCTTTGTCCTCGCATCCGTCGAGGTACACCTTGATCGGCTCTATCGTATCGAGCACTTTCAGAAAATCATTCAGTCTCATCATCTTCCTCCTCTTCTTCATCCCATACACCGTAGTTCCAGTAGTCGCCTGTCTTACATCCCTTACATGTCTTTTTGCTCGGATTTTTGCTGAAGTTGCATCTTCTGCAGCCTTCCCATTCATCAAAAGGCTCTCCATCACTCCACCAGCTCATCGTCGTCCTCCCGTCCATCGCAGTTGTCACCGTATCTCGGGCAGTCACTGCACTCGTTGATATCGCAGTATGTTACGATGTCGTATTCATCAAGCCAGTACATATTTACCTCCTATCAGCTTGTTTTTTCTTCCAGAAGTTCAGTTCTGCCAATGTGCGCCCGAGATCCATCATCGCATCGCGCTTGCCGTTCGCCTCTACATACTGATCATAGATGTACGTGTAGTCCTTGCCCTTGCTCAGAAGGTCTCTGTAATTCTGTGCTGCACAGCACCATCTGTGTCCCGTACCCTCTGTTCCGTTCAGATCCTGGAGTCTCTTGAATGCGACATCCGCCTCTGCGTCATACTCACTCATCTTGTTGAATTCCTTCTGAAGTGCTTCGTGCTCTCTCTTTGTCATTGTTCTATCCTCCTGTGCCCGGATATACCGCCGGGCTCGGTGTGTGATTTACTTCTCAATTATCTCGAAGTGAGAATTGATTTCTGCAAGGTCATGCACACATTCGCCGCCCGGATACCTGTACACAGCTTCGTAATCTCCGTCGAGCAATGGCTGTACACCTACAAGGGTTGCACTATATCCATCGTTGCCTTTTATCCTGAGTGGGTATCCTGCTGCCCTAAGTTTCTCTACTGTT